AATTTTACAATTTGCGCCCGATGGCTCGGTAGAGTTCGGCCCTCCGTTCGGCGGTCTTGCTGATGTCAAAGCGTTCCCTCACATCCTTGCTCAACTGCACGGCCAGGGCTTTGGCGTAGTCGGGCTCGTTGACGAACTTCCTCACCGCCTTGTACCATGCGTCTTTCTTGCCGTAGGGGATGAGCAGACCGTTGTGTCCGTGGGTGATTATGTCGGTGTAGGGGATGGTTTCGCTTGCGATGATAGCCTTGCCCATCCATCCCGCTTCCACCACTTTCAGTTCGCTTTTGAGGCGGTTGAACTTGGTATCACGGAGCGGAGCGATGGTGGCGTTGATGAAGTTGTAACCGCCCACATAGGAGTAAATGTCAGCGGCTTGGATGCGTCCGTAGTTCTTGTTCAGCCCCTTGCAGGAGAGCATCTTTTCGTAATCGGCGTAAACAGGGTTCTCGTTCCACCCGCCAAGGTAAATCTTATACCTCCCATCCAGCGACTTGTCGTGGGCAAGCAATCCAAACGAATGTTCCACAAGGGCGATGTCCTCCTGATGCTGCGCCCCTCCGAACCAACCAATCTTGAACTTATCTTTCTCAGGCTCCTCGTCAGGATTGGCCTTATACTGCTGATATGCTTCGTACGGCTCATTCGGCAGGATGGTCACGGCCTTGTTCAGCAGGCGTATCTTTTGGGCGAGGTGTTCGGTCGTCGTGGTCACATGGTCCGCAAGTCGGATGTGTTCACGGATTTGCTCATCCAACTTGGTGGACAAATAGTGTCGGTACATGATATGCCCCGATTCCAAAACCCAGTAGTCGTCAAGGTCCAAGATTACCTTCGCCCCAAACGCCGTGAGAGCCTCGTAGACCTTGCGAATTTGGTCCAGCGTACCTTGACACCAAAGACGATTGAAAAGCCACACATCAACGGTCTTTAGGTCTTCATCCTTGACATTGCCGATGTTGTCCACGCACACATAGTCAAACTCCGTGAAGTTGTCACCGAGGTAGGCGTTAGGCATCTCCAGCCGATAGAAAGAACACCCCGTCGGGTGGGCGTTGTAAACGATGCAAATTCTCATACCCAAAGGTACAAAAAAAAAGGGCCACCCCGTGAGAGATGGCCCTAACCACTAAACCATGCGGGAGTATGAGAACCCGCAGGTCAAAGATACTTTACGAACCGCTGATTTGTGCGGTCAATGCGGTAAATGTTGCAGCGAGGATGTTCAGCATCGGTTCGGGTTCCATTCCCGTAAGCGTCATCTCGTAGCCTGAACGGTCACCGAATGCAGTACCCGTTCCAGCAGTCCCAGCGGAGGCTTCCAAGCCATTCGCAGCACCAAGCAACCAATAGCGTCCGTTGTTGTCAAGGACGATGACTAACAAGCGATTCCGAGCCAAGAGGCGCAACTCATTGCGGACGGAGGTCTGCAACTTGTTGATGGTGAAAGTCACTTCGGGCGTGTAGAACAAAGTGCCATTTTCGGTGCTTGCGTTCAGCGTTTCCGTCATTGAAGAGGTCGCCTTTGTGAGGTCGTATTCAAACCAAGACCCCGATACCGAGGTAGGAGTGAATCCAGTTACCAAGCCGCTGCCGTTCGTGTTCACGGAACCCGTTGCGTTTAAGGTTTGGACAAAAATAGTTTTGATACCGCCAACGGCGTCACGGCATCCGAGGGCGTAGCCCGTAGTTAGGGAGCAAGACATAGTGTATTTTTAGGGGGTTATGTTATACTAAAAAAGCGGGGGGCAGTTACCCGCCCCCCTTACACTTAGGCCAACTTCCAGTCAACGATGAGGTCAGGGTAAGCGACTTGGACACCAACTTTGAAGGCTGCTTGGAAGCGGACTTCATCGTTGTCCTGCGAGTACCACAGGGAGAAGTTTTCCTCGTCCGACAGCAAGTCGGTAGCGTAGAAGAAGTTGCCGAGGTAGGAACAAACGAGGCGGTTGTAGCCAAGCAAGCCTGGGACTGCAACGACACGGACATTTGTACCAGGATAGATGATGTCACCATCGGCAAGGCCCTGCAAATCCACTTGGTTGTACATTACACCAGTGTTCGCCTTTAGTCCGCCAATCAAGGTGCGGAATACATCCCAACCGCAGAAGATGACGAGGTCATTGCGGGTCAAGATGGCCTGCGGGATGCGAGTGTAAATGTTGTCAAAAATGCTGATGACATTGCTTGTGGTGATACCAACGGAGGCAGACACGGCAGCGGTGTTACCCGATACGGTTGAACCCGATGCAGCGTTCAAGATTGTCAGCAAACCAGTCACCAAGGTAGAACCCGACCAAATAGCGTTCTCCAAGGCTTCGGCAATGCGGAGAGCCTTCTGCTCGGCGAATGCCTGCTCAAAGGGAACACTATCGTAGGTTGAACCTGCGGTCAACTGCGTCTGCATCCAGTATTGTTCCAAAGAACGAGGGCAAAGAGCCTCTTGAACTTTCATGGGTGCAACGGTGACATTCCTTTGAGAGAAGGTTGTGGTTCCTGCTGCAGTCCATCCGCAGGCAGTACCCGCAGCAAGGGCGGCATCCGTGTCCATCAAGTTCAGGGCAGCGGCTGATTTTACACCAACCTGCTTGGTAAACAGGGCGGCAGTACGGGCCGAGAATACGGCCTTGGTGATAAGCGGCAACCGTTGTTGGTCGGTGTACGCGGTTAGAGTTGCGAGAGAAAATGACATGGCTTTTGTTTGGGGGGTTAAAGTTTATTTAGATTTTTTGAGGTTTTGAATAGTTTGTGCGAGTGCGTTGAAGTTCTGCGTTGCGGCGGCCTTCCGTTGCTCCACGATTGCGGAGGCGGTTGGCTTGGCGGATTCGGTCGGGAGTTCTGCGACCTTTTCAACGATGTCGGTCATGGTTTCCATTTGGCTTGCAAATGCGGACATCTTGTCCTTCATTTTTCCCATTTCGGTATAGGCGGCCTTCAGTTCCTCCATGATGGACACCAAGTGCTTCTTGACGATTTCTTCCACCATCAACGGATCCACCATTGGATAGCCTTCGGCGATTTCACTCACCACTTCACCCGCAACTTCGGGGGTTATTTCAGCAGCAACGGCCACTTCCTCGGCAGGCGCTGGGGCTTCGGCCACGACAACTTCGGTGATTTTGCCACCTTCGGTTTTGATTGTGCCAACGCCTTCTACTTGATGCTCACCATCGGGAGCGGGAAGGGTTTCGTCCTCGGTGATGACATACACGGCGGTTCCTGCAACGAGGTCGCCGTCCACACGGACAACAGTACCATCCACCAACTTGTAGTCGGCGAAGGATTGCTTTTGGGTTGTGAACTTCCGCAACTCGGTGCGAAGGGTCATGATAGCGTCTTTTAGGTTCATGTTATTGGGATTTGTAGTTAGGTTGTAATTGTTGCAAAAAGTTAGTCAAATCGTCTGCGAGGCCCGCAAGTGCGACCTCAAGTTCCGTGCCTGTGTTCTTCATCCCGAACAAGCCCTCCACGGAGAAACCCTTGAAGGCGTGACGGTTCTCCCACACCTCATCGTTCTCAACCTTGAAGGAACCGAACCAAGACCCGTCGGGGGTGTCCTCGTAGCCTTTGGGGGCAAGGATGCCCCGCTCGGTGTCGGTGATGTAGGATTCAAACATGAACACGCCATCCAGTTCGGCGTTGTGGTAAGCGTTCACATTGTGCTGGTTGCCCTGCTTGAAATATTTTTGGACAATCTTGCGGATGGTGGCTTTGTCAAAAACCACATAATACTCCCCATAGGTGTCGTCCTTGCGGTAGATGGGCGTGTCTGCCAGCATGAGCGGTCCCGTCAGCACACGGCGTTCTCCCGTTTCAGCAAACCTCTGCGGGGTCTTGGCGAAGGCTTGGAAGGGTTTCTCAATCGCAGGCATATCAACGAGGGCGACAAACTGCACGCCTTCGTCAACCTCATCCACGGTCATTCGGTACACGGGAAGTTCCATGGTGGTAGATGTAGGCGTTACCCCAATGTTGCAAATTCGGACAAGCGGCGCACCCTGCTGGTCGTCTGCTGGATGTCACGCTCTACGACATAGGCCCGCATGGGTTGCATCCCTTGGCCTTGGCCGTTCCCAAAGGAGGATAGGTCGGTCGTGTTTGGGTTGCTAAAAATTGGGGGAGCAGCACCGCCACCCGCACCCGAAGGCATCGGTCCACCAGGTGAAGGCGCACCGCCTCCTTCCCCGCCGCTTGTGATAGCCTTGCCTGCTGCAATGCCCGCTGCCGTAATGGCTGCAATCCGTAAGCCTGCACGAATCTTGGCCATGGTGTTAAACACTTTCAGTTGTGCAATGCCCGCCGCTCCCGCCGTCACGACATTCGCTGGGTTGGCCGCCGCCATGACCGCATTGGCCGCCATTTCTTTGTTCAGGTTTACGATGACATTAGCAATCGCCGCACCTTTCTCAATAGCCAACGCCGCAAGGGCTAAGCCTTTGTTTTCCCCTGCAAATGCAGCAAGCGTCTGCCCGATGGCTGCAACGGAATCAAAAGTCACCTGCTCCTTGTAATCCGCAACGGCTTTCTCAATAGCCTTGCGTTCTTCGGCGTTCTTGCGGTCGTGTTCAAGGATGGCATCGCTTTCGGCAAAGTAGGCTTCGGCAAATGCGTTGAAGTCAGCGGTCTGCTGGTCCAACAACGCTTTCTCGTATGCCACGGAATCGGCCTCCGCTTGGAGTTCAGCAGCGGCAAGGATGGCGAGGCGTTCGTTCTCTGCGATGCGGTCTGCAATGGCTTTGTCACGGGCGGCTTTGCGTTTGGCGTCAGCAGCGATGAGGCCGTCGGTGTGGGCTTCGTATGCGCTGCGGTATTTCTCCAACTGCACCTCTTGGTCCTTTAATGCCTGCGCTTGCTCCGCTGCCCTTTGCTTCGGGTCGGGCAAGTTCAGGAACCGACGGACGGCTGCGGTGAGGTCATCCCACTTGGCTATCAATAGCCCGATCGCCGCAACCGCTGCACCGATACCGGTTGCCAAGAGTGCAATCCGGAATGCCTTCATCGCACCGGTGCTGGTTCCAACGGCCACGGCGTACAATGCCTGTGCCGCTGCTTGGCCTTGGGTGATTAGGATGGAATCCTTGTTCAGCAGGTTGGCCACCTGTTGCACCCCGTTGGCGAGGGCCATGGCCGCTTGGACCTTGACCAAGGACTTTTGCAGTTCTTCTTCCTCCGCTCCGAATAGTGCCGCTGCACCCTGGGCGATTTGGAAGCCCGCCGTGATACCTTGGATGGCCCCGACGAAGGTGTCAATGGTTCGGGTATCCGAGGCAAGGTTCTTGATTCGCTGCTGGGTGTCCCCGATTTGGTCTTTCAGTTTCCCCGCCTCCCGTTCCATTTCACGGAACGCTTTGGTCCCGTCTTGGCCTGCAAGGGCCATGTCTGCAAGGGTCTTCTGCAATTCCCGCAGGCGGGTCTTTGCGCTGGTCGTGCCAGCGGCGGTGGAATCTTTCAGCCCTACTTCGAGGACTATTTCTTTGGTTACATCTGCCATATCTTATCCTTCGGAGGGTAGTTCGGGGTTTACGGGGGGTTCGTACCCTGGGTCCACAGGGTCGGGGTCAATCGGGCCGTTGAACAAAAATTCGGGGTTGCTTGCAATCGAGGTCGTTGTGGTTGCCGCAAAGTCGGTCAGGTTGAGGATGCGTCGGAGCGTCACTCGGCAAGGCTTCATCTGCCCGACGAGGTAGTCACGGATTTCTAAGAGCCGCCAACGAATGCCTCCGTAATAAATCGGCTTCCGAAAATCCAGTTGGTAGATGTCCACGCTTGACAGCATCATCGTGAGTTCCAACTGCAAGGCTTCTTGGGACACCGTTTCGTTGATGTAGTTCAACCAGTAGGTGTTGTAGAGGTTGTTGTTGGTGTAGGCGTATGGGCTGCCACTTGCGTTGACGGCGTTGTAATACACCAAGCGAGGCTGACCAAAGGCGAGGTCCACATTCGGGGCGTAGGGGTTGTCAATGTGGGACACGAAGGGCAGGTTGCTTTGCGATATGGTTGTAGCAAAACCATCGCCATCAATCCCGTACCAATAGAGCCAAGGCGTTTGACCTGTAATGAGGTTGTATTGCGCCAAACGATAGCCCGTTTGCAAAGGCTTGATGCTTCCGCTCAACCGAGTGCCTTCCAAATCCCAAGTACGCCCAAGAATCTTATCCGACGCAAACGATGCAGGGATGAGTGTGCCGCATAGCGTTTCCACCACCTTATCGCCTTTGCCGTAAAAGTTGGAAGTGTTGAAGATTCGGCCTCCATATCCCTCACGGGCCAAAGGGTAGGACTGCTTGTAGGTCTTGCTTAAATAATCCCCCATGTCCTTGTATTTGAAGACGATGTTGGTATAGGCGTTGGGGTCGCCATTGGTCAGCACTTGCTCTGCGTTCTCGTCGGATTTCTGCGTCCAGTCCACCACCGACCCCGAAGAATAGAAGTCCTTCCACGGCTCGATGTAGAGCAGTTTCGGGTCTTGCGGGTCGGGCATGAACTGCAGGTTGAACATCTTCTGCAAATCTTGCAAGAGGTCCGACTGCTTGACATCCGCTGGCAAGGCGGTCCGCATATCCAGCACACCGATACTGACGGGGTTCTCAAGGCAGGTCCATTGAATCGTTGAACCTGATGGTATTGTTGTCAAAGCGTTCCGATTCTCTTTGTATTGCACGATGACCCGCTGATTTGCGAACAACTGCACATTATCAAAAACCGCCGACGAATCGCCGCTTACCGCCATTGTGATGTTCTGCGAGGCTACCGTTCCACTCGTATCAATGTCAAAAATGCGAAGTGTTCCCTCGGCATTTAATCCAAGGTTTGTCGTCACATTCTTGAATCCAAACTTGAGATTCCAACGGGTTGGTAGTACTGGAGCCACAAAGGTGCTGGACGATGCGACCCAATAGCCTGGGCGGTCGTAGTACGGATTAACTGAATCATTTTGAAACACCATCTTCCCAAATGTGGTTCCAAAAGCATTGATGCTCCCCGTCGTTTGGGCGAAGATGTTGGACCCCGATAAATTCAAAGGCATGGTCCCCGCTGCGTAGGGGATGACCAGTTTATTGAATAGCGACGAGTTGAAGAAGTTGGATGAGTACCTAAATCCCGCTTGGGCGAAGATGAGGTCCACCATCTTCTTGACATACAGGCTTGGCCCCAACTGCCACCACCCTGCTACCAGGTTCCCTTGGGTCAAGTCGCTAAATCCGACCGCATCCACCACGCCGTAAACATACCCGCTACTCAACGCACCCGATGCCGTCCAAGTACCCGACACATGGCCGCTGGTAGGCGTGTGGTTCATTCCTGTAACGCCTGCGGTGTTGACGAGCATATTGCCCTCTATCGCTTTGAATAAACTCACATTGTCCGTGAACAAGCCCACCTCGTAGGTGACGGTTCCCTTGGTCTTGCTCATGGATAGCAACTGCAACACGCCGCTGAACACTTGCACCCCGTCCTCCCACATTGCGGCACGGATGCGCTTGTTGGGTTGGAATCCACCCACAAAGGATTGGATGTTGTAGGCGTACGCAAAGCAGGCCCGATTCGTCGGAGTGTTCGGCAGGGTTATCGTCTTTGAGAACGACCCCCGTTGCTTTGTCACATCCTCAATGTCGCCAATGGAATAGGTGACCGCAATGTCCGTCCCGCCCATCGTGTCAAGCACATAGGGAACCTCGGTGTTGCTATCGTTGAGCGGATAGGCTATGAGAGTTACGCTCATAGGATGGAATTATCGTAAGCCACCGCAACCTCCAACTGCAACTGCGTGAGGCGGTCATTCCGTCTGGTTACAAATTGATACTGGTTGGCGTTGACCACCGCTTCCACAAGTTGGCCGTCTAATTCCAACCACACCTGCCCGCTTCGGACCATCTCAATCAACCACTCGGATTCGGCATCGGTCAGCCAGTCGGAGTTCAGCGCATAGACATAGTCAAACGAACCCGCCCACATCTTGTTGTAGGTCGTGGTTGCGTACACATCCGAGTTATACCCGTACACCTCCCGCTCCACATTCGCCCGCTTCCGATTCTTCATCGTGAAGGTGTAGGAGTCAATCCCGCCGTACTTGTTAATGAAGTGGACGGGGATGGAGTTGAACCGCTCGCAAGGGCCAAGGCGAAACCAAGTAGCCGTATAACCCGCATCAGTTAAATCAATGAATTGAATGTAATAGCCAGCACCCTCTGCCGTTGGAAAATTAAATGACCCTGCTTGACCGTCGGAGCATTGCGCTGATGTAAGCGCCTTAAGATTCATCGGACCTGCACCAAAGCGGTGAATAGAACCACTTACTGATAATGGACGAGGTACGGAAAAATTGCGTACAACGGCACCAGCAGCATTGGTGTAAACCACATTTGCAGACACGATCGCTCCGCTAAATCCAGCGCCTCCGCATAAAAAGCCGTAAGAATTAGAATAAACCACATTTAGGGCATTGGCGGGATTTGAAATTTGAACACAAGTCGTTGTCAATGCTTTCTCACCTCCCTGCAAAGCGCTGCTTGGAAAGTACAAGCCTGCACTCCAATCGGCCAACTCCAACTGCTCCAGGTTTCCTGCAAATGCAAGGACCCCGCTGACATTGGTTGTGGTTCCTGTTTGCACCACGGGCGTGTTGCCGTACTCCTCCATGAAGGTGAGCCGATAGCCCGAATAGAACCCCGCATGGTCCGCGAAGCCAACCTGGGCAAGCGTTGGTACGGTTGGAGCCATCAAGGTTTCCACGACCCTGCTCACATCAAAGAACCCGTAATTCGTGGTCGGTAGTTTGTCGCACTTTAGCCTTGCCAGCGTGGTCGTGCCTGCTCCGTTCTTGACATCGCAGACATAGCGGTAATTGGTCGCACTCGTCAGCGAGCCGCTGACCTTGAAAATCATTTTGTTGTAAACGGGGGTTGCTGACTGGGGCGAACCCGAAAGGACTGATATGGCCATAAATTATCGGACGGTTGCGACGCTTATTGATTTGCCGAGGACTTCGGCAATGTTTACGGTTAGCACATCCACCATTTCTTTGGTGGCTGCATTTGACATGAAGTTGGTGGCCCGTAAGCCTTCCCTGCTGATTTTGCGGGCGATATTGATGGCGAAGGATCTGTTGGCGGCCTGCTTGTCACGGCCCTGCAACGGGATCCCCTTGAATGCGATCCACTCTTGGATCGGTCGGATCGGGATCGGGTTGCCCTTGAATCGGAACGGGCTATTTGGCGCACGGCTGCTCTTCTGCGTTCCCTTCACACCGAGGTCCACGAACTTCCAGTAATCGTTGGCTTTGATAGCCACGACAAAGGAGGAATCGGTCAGGGTGATGGGTTCAACGACGATGCTCTGCGCAAGGGAGTTGCTGGCAATGGCGTTGGCGTTTGCGAGGTTCTGCTTGGCGAGCCTGACCACTCCCTCCAGCCACTTGGTGACCAAGGCGTAGGACTTGTTCTCAATTGCTCCATCCGCAAGGCTTACACCGAAGTCAGCCAAGGCCTCCTTCTGCAAGTCGGTCAGTTTCTTGCCTGACCCTCCGACGAATACATCAAACTCCATGGTGGTAAATGTAACCCGCCAAGCAAAGTGTCCTACTTCCTCCGCATCCGCTCCGCTTCCATCCGCTCGGCTTCCAAGATGTCGTGTATCAGCAGGGCATAGTTCAGGAACTCCACCGCTTTCATCGCAAAGATGGCCTCAAACTTCAGCACATCCTTGTTTGCCATTCGCCATACGACCATCAGCCAACCGTACCCTGCAAGCGGGTTAGTTACTGGCCCTGCATTCCCTTCGTCAGGTGCTTGGAATAGTCGCTCAAAACTTTCAAGTAACTTTCGGAACTTAGCAAAAAAAAACTGACCACCCCCCAAACATCGCCAATCTTGGCATGGGCTTTGAGCAGTTCGGCCCGCTCTTGGTGCGAAGCCCCGTCGTATTTCTTGGGGAAGTAACCGAGGAACCCGCCCTCCCTGCAAAG